TAAAATTTATTTGCTGTTGCTACAAAGTACGAAACCAGCTTAATTATGCTCAAATAAGAAAAAGACTACTCAAAAAGTAGCCTTTTTATTAGATAGAAACAACAAATCCTCTTGTTTTAATCCCCAGCCGATATCCTTGCGAAGACTGATGCTGGGCAAAACCCGGCGGTGCTTACCTCTTGGCAGTAGGGGATACCGTTTTCTCTCCGCCCACTACTGCCGCTATGTTAACTCTACAATTCATCTCACTACCTGCATTTCATTTAGAGGTTAGGAGAATCCTTGTTTTTCTTATAAAACTATCCTCCTTCCAAAATAGATATTTAATATATATCATTTTTTAGAAGAAGGATATTTTTATAAGAAAAAATTAGTTGTTGAAATTTTACATTTCTAATATGGAAGAATTTTTTGAATCCATTTATAAGGAACAGATCGCCGCAGGCAGCCAGTCTTTAATCAAGGTGTATTTTTCCTTTATTCGCTCGATTAAAAGTTCTCTTTTTTATGATTGGAGCATGATGAGATTTTATGATTTTTCGTTCCCATAAATTATAACCACAATAGGTAGCATTTGTAATGATTATGCGGATTTGATGTGCTCTAAAAGGTTTTCCTCTCTTTCCACAGTATCCTTTTTTATTCATACGCCTGGCTACCTCTGTATAATTAAAACACTTTATGTACTCTTTAAATATTAGTTGGACCAATAAAGCTTCTTTATGATTAATATACAGAAAACCATCTTTTCGATTATATCCCAAAATTTGTGTTGCTGTGGGTTCTCCCTTTTCTGCTCTATATCGCAATGCGGTTTTAACATTATCCGAAATAGTCTCTCTTTCAAACTCAGCGATACTTGCCAGAAGCGTTATCATTAGTTTTCCTACGGGAGTACCAGTGTCAAATTGCTCACTGTAGCTAACAAAATGTACCCCATTCTTTTCGAAAAAAGAAATCATCTTAAGCAAATCAATTGTGTTTCTACTGATTCTAGTTAACTTCCAAACTATAACTGCATCGAATAGATGGTTTTCAATATCCGTAAAAAGCCTTTCTAAAGCAGGACGTTTTGTATTTTTCGCAGAATAACCATCATCGCAATATACCCCATAAACTGTGTACTCATATAGTTTACAATATTTTCGCAATAAATCTTCCTGTGCGGCCAGACTAAGACCTTCACGGGCTTGTTCTTTTGTCGAAACTCTAATGTACAAAGCTACCTTCATTATAAACACCACCTTTAATTCTCTATAATTTATCTCCACCTTTCCTGTTTTTAATATAATTTGATTTTAGAAAAAAGAATTTTTATAAGAACTTTTATCATGAAAAACGGGCATACAGATTCAATATATAATCTAATCCTTCTTTCCATACTTCGGTATCGAAATCAAATAAAGGTTTACCTCCACAAAAAAAGACCACCCACAGGCAGCCTTTTTTTGAAAATAGTTGATATTTTCAATTACCTATTCAATATAAGCAAGCATCACTTGTTTTTCTTATAAAACTACCCTCCTTCCTAAAACAGATATTTCATATATATCACTTTTTAGAAGAGAAACATTTTTATAAGAAAAATTTAGTTGTTAAAAAGCCCCAATGTGTATTGGAGCTTTGAAGAAAAATTGTGGACAGGATTTTGCCAGATTCAGGATTTCTACTCCCGTGGTTCTGGCAGGACCACATACTGTAATTTTTTCAAAATAAGGAAGAAAACTCCTGCTCACACTCTTATTATGCCAAAACAAAATGAAAAAAAATTTTTATAAGAAAAAAGACTGCTATATAGCAGCCTTTTTGAAAATAGTTGATAAATTTACAGAAAAATTCTTTTATTTCTATGTAATTTATAATATTGATTAGTGAAACGAGATTTTCATTATTCTCTTACTTCAATAATTAGCATATATTCTTTATATCCACGAAGAATAGCATAATGTTCACATTTATTAAGATTGAACCACTGTGCCATCCTTTCATCTATTTCTGCACCATCAAGCTCTTGCGCATCTGATTCTGCATAATAAAAATTGTCATTTTGTTTAAATAAATAGATTGACTTATTATCAAGAATATTTTGTAATATTTCTTCTGCTTCTTTCTTAGTCAATAGCCACGAATTTTGTTTTGTCATAACACTTACCTCAATCGTTTTATATTCCTATAAATTTACAGATAAACTTTTCTAATCTCTGCATCTGTTAGTCCTGGAATATCATTCAGAAAATAGCGCAGCACATTATACTGTTCCTTTTCTTCAGGATAATTCATTTCCACAAAATTTAAGATATTTTTTACTAATTTTTCAGATGTACTGTCCAGTGAAAAATTATCTTGTATGTATTCAAAAAATTCTTCTTTATGTAGTAACTGTTTATAATGGAACAGTTAGCATAGTTCGCTGATTCCAAACTTCTTGGATTCTATGATTTTTTCGGATGAGCTTTCTCCATTTTGGCTCTTGATGATCTTGTAGAAATAACCAAATATTTTTTTCTGATTCCCATGGTTTAGGAAGAGCTTTTTCCAAACTTTCATCATTATAAATTAATTTTGATGCATCTTCATAAATACATACCTTATAATCTGCATTTTCATCTAAATTAATATCAACAACAAAAGACAATGAATCATGTATCAGAAGAATCTCTTGCATCATCCGCTCAAGTTCTTTTTTTGAAAAACGTTCATCATCAGAATCAACAAATAACATTTCTCCATTACTTTCTTTAATGAGTTCCAATAACGGTGGATAAATATCTTTTTCATATATCATATCCCTGCTGCTATAATGAAAATTTATTTTTGTATTATAATCTGCTGCCATATCTAAAATCCTTTCGTTTACAGCCAATCAGCCGGTACATAAAATTCATCCTGCCATGCTTTTTTTCTCTCTAAAAATAACTCAACCAAGTATTCTGGCGAAATATAGCAGGTTGCTTTCGCTTCTGTTTCTTCGAATCCATCTTCACTTAGTTCGAACCATGGATGATCTGCTTCTGTTTTGTCCTCAAATCTGATTTCCGGCAAACTAACTTCGCAGGGGATGAAATATTTTCCACCTTGCAGACAATCAATAATTGTATGTATCTGCTCTTCCGTAAAGGTTCCTGGTATAATTACCTCATTGTACTTCTTATAATTTGACGCATCTCTATAGAGATAATTAATGCGGGTATTCTTGCGTCTGGTGATCTTCTTCATGCAGGTGCCTAAATATGAATTAAATTCCATATCTGTAAAAATATAGAATAATTTTTTCACAGCCTCTTTATCTGCGCTGTTCTTATAAATATCAAAGATTTCGTGAGCAAGTCCCGTTTCCTGATAGTTACATTGTTCTAGTAAATCAGCAAGAATAGTATCTGAGTCGATGATACAACCTTCTGGTGTATTTTCATCTAATTTTTTAATATTTTGAATGGCACGTCCTTCCCATGACTTATCCGTTGTAGCTGTAACTTCATCATCAAAAAAAGTATATTTCTCTGGATTAATAGGAACACAAACATAAGCGCATTTATGTTTTTTATTCATTTCAACAACCCTATATTCCTGCCCAGTATGTCTACTTTTTACAATATCTCCTATTTTCATTTTCTTGTCCTCCTTGTTTTGAAATATTTTTGCAAATTTAATATGTTTAGATGGCTTTTTTGCGATTCATGAAAAGAATTCGATTCTTTTAGATAATAAAAAAAGACCGGATAAACCGATCTTTTTTTATGACATCGAAAGAATATATCCTTTTATCACTACAACTTTCTAAGAAGGCTGATTGTAAATATAATTTCCATGCCGTACTTTATCTGAGTCTTTATCCCAGAATTTTAGATTAACCATACCTTTTACACTTCCTGTGCTATGTATACAAGGACAATGTGTTGTAAAAGTCTTACCTGTTGCAATCTCGTATTTTTTAGGGCTGCTATAATATGCCATTTTTTCTCCTTTTGCTGTTCCATCCTTTAGACTTCGCTCGTGGAATGACCATATTTCTCGAAAAACTCTCTTAACGTACAACCATTTTTCTGCATACAATAATCTTCCATCATTTTATGGAAAAACTCTTTTTCTTCTTGGGTCAGTTCCCATTCTTTTTCTTCGCAGCTATCGTCTCCATCAAGTATCATTAGAGCGGTTATATCTACAGGATCATCGAAATGCCAAAATGTGTAAAAATTAATCCACATAGAAGAATCATTTTTTGTCTTTGTTCCAAAATATTTATCTACATCCATCCATAGTTCATACGTGGCTTCAATGCTTCTTTTTTCCTCATCAATAATCAGCTCATCGATGCAATTGATTGGTTCTTTCGTTATATCTATCTCTCTCATAACCGTTTTCTCCTTATATGATATGTAAGATTTCACAAATTACAATTTTATGACAGAAGGGATTCTTTTCTATATTTTCGTAAAGTATTCTCCACTTCATCTCCTGGTACAACTTCATAAGCATCTGTATCCGTATATGTTGTGCTTTCAAAAATCATTTCCGCTAATATCTGTTCTCTATAAGCTCCGTTTTTATAAGCATTTTCAAATTCTTTTACGGAACCATAATAAGAATTGATAATATCAATACAGTCAGCTGTATAATAATTATCCTTGGTTTTCCAGTTAGCTACATCAATTGTTCCTCGGCAGACAATATATTCACCACTTTCTGTATACCTAGCTTCTACGATTTGCCATTTTCTGTATTCAGACGGTCTTACATATTGGTAATCATCTGTTTTTATCCATTCATCGGGTATATTGACGATATAATTAACAATATCTCTATTATCAATATATGTCTTTCCTAAATTAGTATCGAAGAAAACTATTTCGTAACCATTACCTAATACATTAGTTATTTCACCTTCTTTTCCATCAATATTAACTTCAGTTCCTATTAATTTCCTTTTCATTGCTTATACCCTTTCTCCTTATATGATATGTAATTCCTGTGCCTGCTTGAATATCGCTTCCAAAACAGGAATACAGATAGAATTTCCAGCTAAAAATGAAATCTGCTTATCGGTAATTCCATTTTTTCTCATCAGAGCATAATCCTTATCTTCAAATCCCATAAGACGTAAATGTTCTTTAGCCGTGAGCATTCGCACTTTATCGTTGTAATAAATCGCCTGTCGAGGACTTGTTGTGATTGTCTTTGCGATTTTATGCCCTACACGACCGCGTCTTGTCTTAGAATTTGGGAATTCCAAATTAATAACATCATATTCAGCCAGTTCTTTGTATCCTAATTTAGTGGCTTCACGCACACATAAAGTTCCATCTTCCTTTCGGAAAAAGATGTTTTTTTCATTTTCACTAGGTGTATTTTCTTCAAAATCCGCAGAAAAATCTAAATAATCCTGGATATCTTTTTTAAGTGGCTTCTTTTCCGGGAAAGTAAAAGGAATATCTGACTTCGTAGACACAACATATACTCTGTCTCTCGCCTGGGCAATGCCATAATCAGAGGCTTTGAGAATATCCCAATAGTTCTTGTAACCGTATGATTCCATTGTTTCAAGGTAATGATCAAAATGTTCTCGGTGTCTATGTACTAAATTTGGAACATTTTCCCATACTACGATTTTAGGAGGTGCAACTAATTCAGGATATCCATTTTCTGGATTAGGATTTAATATCTGAAGAGTTCTTTCGTACAAGATGCTTCTTCCAGTATTTATATTATTTAATCCATTCTTACTCCAATCCTGACACGGGGATCCATGTACTAAAACATCACATTTCATGCTCCAGAGCCGAATGTCCTGCGGTGTATAGCGGATATCAAATATAGAATTATAAGCTAATACAGCAAAAGGAAGAATCTCTACATAATCTAAAGATTTAATAGAGTATCCAATATTTTGCAGTGCTTTCCTTGGGGCACCGATACCGCCAAACAATTCAAGGATTTTTAAACGGTTATCCGTCTCTTTTCCTGCTGTTTTTTCAATAATTTCTTCGTTTACTGCTTTAATATTTTTTGTATTCATATCTTTTTCCTTTTGTATTTAATGTTTAATTTTTAGATATTTAAGAGCTGTTCATCTGAAATAATACAGGAGGCGATGCCTTAAATAGCTTCGCCTCCGGCTTTTTTTCTTTTTATGCAAAACAAGGTTGATACCTTCTCGCACTTACGCTTCTATTTCTCGATACCATATAAATATGGCGCAGAAATCTCTTCTAACGATTCAACTGAGGATTCTGTATTATCCTGATATAATCGATATATTTGAATAGAATCATTTAAAAACAAATTTCTTGCTTCTTCAGCAGTTAACGGAATCATTCCAGTCCATTTGTATCCATAATTATACATTTCTCTTACATTCATATCTTATCTCTCTTTCTTTATTACGCAAAACAAAGCTGTCCATTTGGAGCGGCTGTAAATACCGAAGAAACTGTTTCTTCTTTTTTCTCTGGACGTGTAAATAGAATCCTCTTATCTTTAAGTTCGCTAATCAGTTCATCAATTGCTTCATTGATTCGTATTCTCTCATCGCCTCTTGGATACGCATAAATCCAATTTCCTTTTTTATCCATAGAAACATAGGTATTGCAATGTCCATTCAGATAATCATTTCGTTTACCTTCAGAAGCTAATTTATCAGAAAGATAGCAAGCAAAGGCTCTGGCGAACAATTCGCATTCAGAACTCCAATACCCATGACTATCTTTCGAATATTGTTTATCAAACTGAGTAGAATCTACATAATATTGTGTATAAATTCCATTTTCATTGTAATGAATTCGATTCAAGACTTTCTTCAAAGACTTGACATAATCGAATATCCGTCCTTCAGTAGCTAAACATGAAAGTCCAGCAGACTGTCCTATTAGATGGTCTAAAGCATGAGCCCACTCATGTCCAAGAGAACCAGCCCCACGTAATCGGGTTAGGTTAATAACTTCCCTCAAAGGTTCATAATGTGCTGCTGCATCTCCACGTCCTCTTGCTCCAAAAGCAATCGCGAGGCTTCCACAAGATAGTCCTGGCAGGGATACACTTTTTTCGTCTATATCTAAAGCGAATGCCAGGTCAGCAAATGCATCATAAGCCTGGTCAAGAGATGCTTGTCTTTCCAGAGTATTTGTCCAATTACCAAATTCTCCGGCTCGTATACCATACCGCTCGATCAACTCTTCACCATTGATGTGTTTATCTTGAGGTCTCCATGTTTCTCCAGACCTCTCCAAAGTTTCAAATTGTTTCGGTATCCATTTTTCTTTCCTTTTTCTTTTTGACACAGCCTTTTTCTCTTTAAAAGCTTCTTTTTGTTTTTTTTCACAATTTTCCTGTGTCCCACAAAAAAGGATATTATGGCGTTCATCGATTAAGACATAAGTTTTATCTACAAGAACAACATTTGGTTTAGGATAACAATAATAGGCAGAACATCCTGATTTATAAATAAGGATTGATCTTCCTCTATCCTCGGCAACAGAACATTTATCTCCGTCAATAAAGAGCACTGGAAATTGCTTTTTCATGATTTCGTCTTCTGTCATGGCAAAATTCTCTTTTCCCATTTTACGTTTCATATTAAGGTGTCCATATGTTCCTATATTCTTTAAAAATTTATTGCCGTTAAAGATATTTCCAAAAGGAACAATATACTCATAAGTACGTCCATATTTTTTCCGTAAAAATACTCCGTCAAGTGCTCTCTGTTCAAAATCAGAAATTTCTTTTTCTGTTTTGACTGCTTCAACCATAGAACGTATTTTACGGACACCATTGATATATTCTTCCGCAGAAATATAGATATTCTTTTTTGAGGTTACTGTTTTTCGCATTTCGTTGTGCCAGTAGACGATAAATCGAGAAAAACCTTTCTCTAATTCTTCCTGTATATCTGGTTTGGGCCAGATATAATCTCGTTTTATGTATTTTTCTTTTTCAGAAGCGGTCATGTCTTTTATATCTTCTACACACAAACCTCTTTTTACCCATACATCTTTTCTTGCTCCACCAATTTTTGATCCAAAATCTGTGATCTCTTTCTTTGCCATTGTCTTTTCCTCCTTATTTTGAAAATTATTACGATTTTAATATGGCTGTATTGTATTGATCAGATTTTTGGGAAGAAGAATCAAATTCCATAACGAAAGTCTTGTTATACTGTTGCCGGACATTAAAAAAGAGAACACATCTCATATATGAAATATATTCTCTGTTGCTTTATTTTCTCAACTCTTTTTCAAAATCAGCAATTGTTTGCTGCTTTTTCCCTTCGTCAACGCTATACAATATTTTTACCATTTTTATCAAATCACAGGATGCTATCAGATAATAAGCGAATCCTGTTAAAAACAAAAATAATCCTATCACCAAGAATAGCCTTGATATCTTTAAAAAATCGAATATGCCAAAAATAGATGACAAAAATATTATCATCGATACCGCCATACATTTTAGACTCTTAGTAAAACGGCTTATCTTTTCTGACATAACGCTGGTTTGTGCCACTTTTACTGCCATTTTATGGGAAGATAAGACAGAAAAAATAGCTAATGCTGTTGTAGAAAAGCCGATAAATATTGAAGAAACGACAAATAAACTTAATTGCAAGCTTTCCGATTCAAATTGTTTCAAAAAAATCATATATCCACTCTCCATTCCCGTTTATCATTCTAAATATCCTAACTCTATTCCTCTATTTACCGCTGCATCAATAGATACGAAAAAATATCTTGCAATTTTTTCTGTATTTGCCATATTACCTTTTATATGCTCATCTAATTTATTTTTATAGTCTTTTCTCGGCATTAAAAAAGCTGCTGCAAACTCATTCGCTTGGTATTCAAGCTCTGAACTACCATTTCTATAGTAAACTTCCTTACTCTGCTTTCTCAATTTATCACTATCTGTCATAAAATCCATATGCAAAAATAAGTGTCCTAACTCATGAGCTATGGCAAAATTTCTCCGTTCTAACGACTGAAACGGCGAAACTATTATTTCAAATTCACTATTGCTTATCTTTCTAATCTGACCATCAGAAAAATCATATATATCTGGATTCTCTATAACTCTGCCACCCATACGACTCACTACACTATCGATATCAGATACCGGACCATCCACAGTATATATTTTTCTAACGAGTTCCGCAATTTCATTAATCACTCGTCTAAGTTCATATTTCAATGCCACTTCTGATACCTCCTCTTAATATAAAAATTACAATTTCTATGATTTCATACTAGCAGTCCCATATTGTATATCAAAAGCTCTTTTTCTTTTCTATGGGAATTAACAGAATAATTTAATTGCAGATTAACGCAATGTTCCTTGTTATATAAATCTCTGATTTCCTGAGTGTCATCATAGCTTAAAAGCCATGGGAATCTTTTATCTTTGATATACTTCGCAAGTTGCCTATGATCCTCATTTGTGTAAAAATGTCTGTACAGACTTGGACCTGCTTTATAATATGGTGGGTCGATATAAACAAAAATTGGTTTATGAGAGCCAGATTTAACTTCTTTTTCCATAAAATCAATCGCATCCTCATTAAAAACGCCCACTCTGTTTTTGTAAGCAGCAATATCTAAAATAGACTGAATGATTCGTTCCTTATTAAATCTGCAATCTAGCTTATATTTTGATGTCTGCGCTTTTCCACCGATAGGTCCGGCTTTTAAAATCCCCGAAAAATTAGTTCGATTTAAAAATAATCCAGCAAAACCGATCTGATAAGTCTCTTTGTTGGACAGATACGCATCTTCTTTATATCTTACACATTCATTCCATGTGTCAATATTTATATCCGTTTTCTTTATCAGGTTAACTAATTCATCCGTATGAAAAAAGACGGATTTCCAAAAATGATAAAGAAGCGGGTCTTTCTCATTGATTACTGCCTGGCTTATCAGCCCCTCATCTAATAACTGCCATGAGAGCGTGGCACTCCCGGCAAATGGTTCATAAAAAGTACAGCCATTCAATTCATTTTTAGCGATTAATGTTTTTATGTATTTGAAAAGTTTTGATTTTGCTCCGGGATATCTTAACGGATTCATAGATAACTTCTCCTTTGTTTTGTATTTTCTAGGTCTAATATGTCTTTTTATAAAAAAAGACTCCATAAAAGGAATCTTTTTTTTCATGATATAACTCTATCCGCGGATAAATATCCGTTATATTCGTCTTTATGTATTACACAGCCCTTCACATGCACAATCTTTCCATTTTTTAAATGTCGGTCATGTCCAGTGCGGATGTGTGGACGTTTTTGTATCCCACTATTGCCATCACCTGAAAACTTCATTGTTTTCTTCAAAGTATTTTCTCCGTAGTCGAATACTGCTATCATGTCTTCTGGTTGAAAATCTTTTGTCCGTTCTTTTTCTGGTGCTTTTTTTCGCTTTTTATTTTCCGTAACTTGCTGCTTCTTTTTTCGTACAAGATATTCCTGCAAACACAATAAGACTGCATGGGCAGTTTGTATTCGTCTTTCTGGACAATCTTCATATTTTTCTACGCAACTTTTCCTATTACCTTTCCAGTGTTCACATCTTTTTAAATCCCTCTTTTTCCCACAACTAACCGTAGGGACCAAAAGATAGGAACTCTCTCCTTCTCTTATCAGAGAAAATGCATAACATCCGCATGTTCTGTCCCATATGGATACTGCTATTTCATCTTGTTTTATCTTTCTAATGTGGAAACCTTGTTTGCTTTCTCTGATTTTTCCTTGTATATAAGTTTCAAATGAATTTTCTAATGGGAACAACCGAAATAAATCATCAAAATCCATAGAGCGGAAAGACAATCGTTTTATAAAAAAAGCATCTGTTATCAAAAAAAGTTTGGGATAATATATATGATTCTCAGACTGATCAAACACTTTTCCTTGAAGTATGGGAGTAAATGTCATAATGTTTAACATACGGATACACAGCCCTAAAATAATTCGTATATCCTCCCCTATGAATTGTGTATTAGCAAGATCAATCGCATCAACACGTTCTTTAATTTTTGAAAGTATTCCCTGTTGTCCAGGTCCATCAGCGAAAAAAGACTGTGGATAATATTTCCGGCACTTTAATATAAGATTAATCATATGTACTTTTTCTTCTTCCGAAAAAATTTCAGGCTTATCTTGTCTTAAACTATCCTGTATATTTTTGTAATATACTAACATTGTGTTTAAATCGTTTTGTGCTTCCTCATAAAAATCCATGGAAACTGGATTCACATATTTAAAAACTGGAAGATTTTCTTTTGTGATATATTTTGCCATATCTCTGCTTCTCCTTTTTTTTGTTTTAATCCCCAGTCAGTATCCTTGCAAAGGCTGATTGCTGAGCAAAACTCGGCGGTACTTACTTCTTGTCAGTAGGGGATACCGTTTTCTCTCCGCCCACTACTGACGCTAGGTTAACTATACAATTCATCTCGCTACCTACATTTCATTTAGAGGGTAGGAGAATCCTTGTTTTTCTTATAAAACTGCCCTCCTTCCTAAAACAGATATTTCATATATATCATTTTTTAGAAGAGAAGCATTTTTATAAGAAAAATTTAGTTGTTCAAGATTTTAGAAAAAAAGAATTCGATTCTTTTCACGAAAAAAATCCCAACCATATTGGCTGGGATTATGGACAAGAACTTTGCCAGATTCAAGATTTCCACTCCCGTGGTTCCGGCAGGACCACATACCGTAATTTTTTCAAAAACAAGGAAGAAAGCTCCTGTCCACACTCTTATTATGCCAAAACAGATAAAAAAAGAATTTTTGTAAACTACCCCCTAATACTTTTCGATATTTTAATCCCCAGTCTCATCCGAAGACGGATTGCTGTTTTTTCGGTGCTGCTTACTTTACCCTTTCTCCGTTAATTTCCTTATTTCCTCCTCTGAAAAAGTTAGCGCAAAAGATTTAAAGCCGATATCCATAGAATGAACAATCTGTAAGAGTTTATCATTAACAGAATTTGGATGTTCTTTCCGGTATCTCTCCCAGTTAGTCTCGGTCTTCTTTAATTTTTCTAACTTTAAAGCAACAACTGCCTGCCATTCTGTTCCAAAGCTATCACTTACCTCTTTTGTCTTAAACCATGTTACTTCATAACATTTATGGATGAATGATACTGGTTTTTTTGTCAGCCAGCACTCTCCAGAATAATAGGCATCCGGTACATACTTTTGTACTTCATCCGGCAGCAAATAATCCTGGCTATCCATCTCATATACATGCAGCACCGGATAAAACCCAAAACTAGCAATCCGATTTAAGGCTTTCCCTGCACATGGCGATGCATTTAACGCTTTCATGATATCTTTCTTCATATCTTTTCCGGTTCTTATACAGCAGATCCGTCTAATCGTTTGATCTTCTTCTGGCGCTCTATTTTGGGGTATCTTTGGTTCAAATTTTTCCACCGGGTCAAAACTGACGTGAATAAATTTTTGTTTTTGCATACGTTTCTCCTTTCTTTCTAATATGTTCTTTCGCATAAAAAGAAAGCCTGCTTATGCAGCCTCTCTTTCTTGCAACAAGTTTGTATACTTATGCTTCATTTTTTCGGATAATCTTCCATCAAATTTTCAATATTATCCCAATAGGATAAATTGCAATCATATTCCCCATCACACACATAACTTTCAGCAAGAATTTCTGCATCCTCCTTTGATATTTCAACTCCAATTTCCTCTGCATGAGATAAAATATCATCTGTTACATGTTCAGCCCAGACCATTCGGTAAATTTTATCTTTTTCAATTGCCGAAAGTTCGTTAATCTTACTTTCAGAAACATCCGAATCCGTAAGATAAGCATTTATTTTTCTGAAATTTTCTATTTTTTTCTTAGTATCTTCCAGCCTCTCCATGTTGTGCGCAGCAAAAATGCTTCTCGCTTTAGCGAAATCATTTTCTTCAAGATAGACAACCATGATTTCTGAAATCAATTCTTTTGTAATACCGATTTCTTCTTTTAATACCTTTTTTCTATATGTATAATGGTCATCTACAAAATACGCTTTTGCTGTTTCTTTTTTCACGGGAAGTTTGTATACCTCAATCTCAAAGTTTCCTACCCCAAACTTCGCCTTAAAAACATAAATATCCTTTCTTGTCATTTTTTAGTCCTCCTTGTATTTGAATTTTTTATATTTCTAATATGTTTATACTTTACAAATATCTTTTAAAAAGAATATTTTTTAATAAAAAAACAGACCACCATTAGTAATCTGTTTTTTATCAGAAACTCTGCTATGTCTGAGATTAGCTTGGAATGTAGTCTTCCTTTTCAATCTCAATTTTTATCAGGCGTTCCCATTTTCTAAAATGGAATTCCAGTTTATCTTCTGTTCCATCCTGCTGCGGAACGAGCACTCGGTCATTAACAGCTGTAATTACAGGTTTGTCTCCGGCTAACTCCAGAAACTCACGCTGCAGTTCAATTGGAGCGACAATTGCAATGATATCATTTGCTTCAATCTCTGCTTTTAATTCTTTTGCCGAATGAATCGTTTTGTTGATCTGATTGATTTCAACATCGCCAAGGGAATTTTTCTGCTCCTCTGTCATAGCATGACGGGAGAACCATAATACTTTCTGTTTCATTTTTTAATCTCCTTTTCTGGTGAATTTTTTACACTATTAATATGTATATATTTTAAATTTTACTTTTCCACAACATATTTGTTTTAATCCCCAGCCGGTATCTTGCGAAGGCTGATTGCCGAGCAAAACCCGGCGGTGCCTACTTCTTGTCAGTAGGGGATACCGTTTTCTCTCCGCCCACTACTGACGCTAGGTTAACTATACAATTCATCCCACTACCTACATTTCATTTAGAGGTTAGGAGAATTCTTGTTTTTCTTATAAAACTGCCCTCCTTCCTAAAACAGATATTTCATATATATCCTTTTTTAGAAGAAAGATATTTTTATAAGAAAAAAATTACTTGTTAAAAGAATCCGATTTCACAACAAAACCTCCGTACATATGCACAGAGGTTTTGTTTAATGGGAATAATATGTTAATTTACGATTTTTTGCAAGAAAGTACGTATATTCAATATACGTGATGAATTGCCTGCTTTAGCTGACAAAGATCAATCCTCTGTTATGTCTTCGTATCCGGCATTTTGCTGCCGGAAAATTCTGCGTACTGCCGACAGAACGGTAATACTTTCCGTTCGTTAGCTGTCCACTTAAGATATAACGCCGATTTTCATGAATAAACTCAGCACCCGGCATCTCTCTTGTCATTGTAGCTGCGCTGGCTCTTTTTCACAGTAAGTCCACTACCTTAGCTTTTCCAGTGTGCAGTAATTTGTCCATATGTCGTTTTCTTGTTGTCGGCATCTGCGGTCTCCCGTCCATGCCTAACACATAGATATATTCTGACATGTTGCTTCCTTTCTTATAGCTGTGCAGTCTCACAGAGATAACGGTATCCCTGCATCAGTGATAAGCCTATGCACAACAGATAAAATGTTTTCTTAGACTCGGTGCTGGCTCTGCAGAGTCCAGGACTAGAAATATCCTAGAGTGCCACCCAAAATGGACGCCAGCATCATGTCTCTGCTCTTCTCTCTAACTACAACTTTCCAAGCTTACAAGCTCGGTTATTTATAGCCGAGTAGTTGACCTGCTTCCGTTTCGCAGAATTCTGTTATTACTTTTTTTTATAGCAGCTATAACATCAACTTCTGTCATATCTTCGTCTGCCATCACTTTATAACACTGATAAGAATTGTTGACTGTATCGGTTACAATAAGAGGTACTGTTTTCATTTTCCTTCCTCCATTTTCTTCTTGTATTTCGCCGCCATATATGTAATATCTTCTTTTGTGAAAATATCTGTATTTATGGCAAGATTCAATGCGACAATTGCATCTAGCAATCGACCTTTCGCATGTTTCTTTTTGAGGTACCCGTTAGCTTGTGCTATCTGGCAGGCAGCAATAGATACTTCGCTGGCACTCATAGCAATCTCCATATATCTTTTTTCCTGTTCTGTCATGCTGCAATTCCTCCTTCGGCTTTGTTTAAAAGAGTATCTGCTGAAACATTTAACACCCTTACGATTCTACAAAATGTGTCAATACTTGGTAGACGATTTCCTTTTAAGATCTGATATAGTGTTGATGTCGTTATTTTTATTTCTTTGGCAAATTTTTCCTTGCCTAGCTCTCTATTATTGAGTATTTCTTTTAAGTTTTTTGAAAGTGCCCACACATCTAAATACTGTTGTGATGCTACTTCTTCTTTCTCATTCAAACCTAACAGATAATCCACTGACACATGAAGAGCTGATGCAATTAAAACAATGGCTTCCAGCCGCATTTGATGTCTGCCATGAATATAACTATTGATTGTCTGCCTTGTTGTTCCAGTTTTTTTTGCTAATTCGGATTGGCTGACGTCTCTCTTTTGGAGGACGATATACATTCTTTCTTTTGTATCCATATTTTTCTTCTCCTAATTGTTTTAATCCCCAGCCGGTATCCTCGCGAAGGCTGATTGCCGAGTAAAACCCGGCGGTGCTTACCTCTTGGCAGTAGGAGATACCGATATCTCCGCTCGCTACTGCCGCTAGGTTAACTATACAATTCATCTCGCTACCTACATTTCATTTAGAAGGTAGGAGAATCCTTGTTTTTCTTATAAAACTACCCTCCTTCCTAAAACAGATATTTCATATATATCACTTTTTAGAAGAGAAACATTTTTATAAGAAAAATTTAGTTGTTGACCGGCTTTATATTATCTAAAATTTTACCCATTGAGTGATTTCTTATATAATCTTCAGTATTTTTCCCATATCTATAGTAAATCTGTTCTACTCCACCTTCCGGAAAATCACAGAAATAGAAGTACTTTTTCAATTCTTCTATTTCTTTTTTATTTTCTTCTGTAAGTTCTGGGTAGTTAAAATAGATATACAATACATCATTATCAGCCTGGCTAATATCCTTATTGGTAACAGAAATATGTATTGCTTTATGATGTCCATACGGAGCGTATTCAAAATTATAATCATCAACAATCCCCGTCCATACACAATGTGCTATTTCGCCTTCATATCCTACGAGTTTTACCTTTGTGTTGCCGCCAGTAACAGATAACACATCTTCTATAGTAAATATTTGTTCGTGATTATCTTTTGACATAGGTTTAATTTGTGTTTCTGAACTAGGTATAATCCAACCATCTTGCTTTTTCCAAGTCGCTGTAGCTGAGTTAAATTGATAATTCCACGGATATTTATCACCATAATATTCAATGATTCCCTCTTTGATATATGGATTAAAAAGATTAAGAAATTTTAATGTTTTTTCCTCATTCCAAATTTCCCTTTCTTCTTCATACAAATAAATAATATCTTCTCCTCTGCATCTGTCTGAATAGAATGTTATGTTTATATTTAATTCTTGTATGGCATCTTCTATGTCACACTGAATATTAACTCTATCTCCGGGTGTGTTTTCCTCTTTTAATATAATTTTGCCGTGTCCACGGGTTTCTATTCCCTTTTCGTATGTAATCTGTCCTTCCTGTTTCTTCCATTTTTCAGACAAAGGAACGTATACATATCGCCAGTACTCATGTTCATCTTCATTAAAATAAACAAAGCGCCCTTCTGTGATGTAGGGAGCAAGATATGCTAGAATTTCTAACGTATTTTCTTCATCCCAAGAATCTGACCCTTCGTTAATTTCCATAATACTACTTTTATTAGTATCATCTAATCTAATCCGAAACGTTAACTCAACCATGTCCAAATCGTCTTTTTTCTTTTTCAAACCTTCCTGCATCTGCGAAAAATTTACTGCTGATAACTCCTTTTTCAAAGTTACCTCACCACTTCCATATACATAGTCTCCCATTTCCTTTTTCCTCCTTATTTTGAAATTTTATTTTTACATTTCTAATATGTTGGAATATCTGGAAATATTTTTTTACAAAACACTTGTCATATGGTCATGCCTTATACTTGTATAAGGTGTTCGGCGGCTGAAGGACATCCAGAGTATAAAAAAAGACCCAATGTAATCGGGTCCTAGTAAACAACATAATCTGTAACAAGATTATTCTTTCATTTTAATCCACAGTCGTTATAAAAATAACGATTCTGACGTTACACAAATTTTATAAAAAATTTTTTGTTAAATTATATAGTTAACTGCCAAAAAGTAATGATGTGTGTCTTCGCCTATTACTTCTTCTTTACAATAAATAGCATATTCCTCATGATAATCGAACAATACATATCCGTCTGGGATACTGTTTGTTACCTCAATATTTATTAGTCGTCCACCAAGCATCACTTTTATATAATTCTTCTTTTCCATAATTCTCCTCCTCTTTTTTATATATTATATCATAAATTAGATATGGCAGGGACTCTTTCTTTTATAAATCTTTGTCCGATATTCATCGAATATCTGAAAATTTGGACAATGTGGATAAACATTCTTTACAAAGATTCAGACTCGGTTAAATGACCGCCGTACCTAGCAAGCTCTTCCCTGATTTCCCGAAGTCCTTTTTCTCCAATACTGCGGATAACAAGGACTTCCTTTTTGCTGTAGCCAGCGAGTTCGGACAGTGTTTCTACTCCTCCTCTGAGCAAGCTTCTTTTTGTAGCGGCAGACATTCCCGTCTCTATAATCGGAACAGGCGGAATGTTATTGCAGATAAACTCATTTTCTTTTCGTACTGTTTCTTGTCCCGTTTGGATCATCTCCTGCATCTGTCCATATTCTCGGACATCTTTCCGAAGTTTTTTGTATTCCGGTAGCAGGCAGGCACAGCTTTTGTATTGATAAAGTTTCCGCAGACTGTATCTTCTCCGTTGTCCTATGTAGTTGCTGCTGACTCCCATCTCTTCTGCAATTCGGGTCAAGTTTTTCTTTTTCCCATCTTCCAGACCGTAATATTGGCTTAGTATAAAATAATCCTTTTTATTTAATGTTTTTTTAACCTCTTCGATGAAATCTTTCTGGCATTCCCTGTTAACTAAAAGATATCTGCCATCTTCTCCAACCTGCAGGACATCCTTTGCCAGCTTTTCAGCAGGAGTTTCCACATCTCCTAACAGGTTTTTGATATCTTCATCGGAAAACATATGCGAATGTTTCAGATATTGTTTAAAACAGGAATCTAATTCATGGCTTAATCCCTGTGCGGTAAGTCCTAACGCCTCTGCCGCTTCCCTCTGTGAGAGTTTCCCATCTAGGATATCTCCCATGAATCTGGATAGTTGATCCAATGTTTCTTTACATTTTTCTACTCTTTCTCGGTTCTGTAGTTTTCTTCCTGTTCTCATTCCATTCTCCTTTCTCCTTTATGTTCTTTTTTTTCTGTAGAAAGATTTTTATAAGCAAAAAAGCCACTAGCTGCTACTAATGACTCTTATATTGGCGACACAAAAAACTATTTAAGATACACCATTTGGATTTCTCCACCTACCGGATTATATGGCATAAATTCATTTCCAAGCTTAATAGCTGTTTGCATTAATAACTCCGCTTTCTTCTTTAATTCCCCTTCTGTCCAGTTCATATTGATAGAGAAATTTCGTGGTAGCATATCTATTGCACCCGCAGCTCTGCATCCAGAAGGAGAACAGTCTGAAAAATTCATGTTGATATCTCCAGCCGTAATGGTGTATCCTTCAATGATATAGGAGTAATTATCTTTGTAATACTGGCTATTAAGGCGAAACCCAACGATAAAATAATATTCTTCTTCACAATCTCTTTTGAGATGATATTGAAATTCCTTTAATACAGCCCCAAAATCATCAGGATATCGTTCGACCAGACTTTTTAATACATCTTCGATACGTACCGTAACATCTATATGTAGCATATTCACTCCCCATGTTCCCAGTATATAGTTGTTTCCTTTAAAGATTTTTTGAACATTACGCCCATATTCTTCTTCCATGCCGTTAGAAATCGTACTCTTTGAATCAGAAACGGCTACCAATCCGTTTTGATTTTTCATCATCAGAATTAAACTCATATCGTTCTCCTTTTTTCTTTTAATTATAGGAGAAAAATCGCCTTTTTTCAATCCAACAATATCCTTTCCATTTTCTATCAGTAATGCAGGA